GCCCCTACCGCAATAGCCGGTGCTGCTGCTGCTGCAGGTTTAGCCGGTCTTGCTTCGTTAGGCCAGTTCACCGGCAGCAACCTTGCCCGACAAGTAGAGCAAGGCAAAACATTGGAGGAGGCTAGCGGTGCAGCGGCTGTTGCTGCGGCTATCCCACAGGCTGCACTAGACGTTATCAGTCTGCGCATGTTGCCCGGTATTGGACGCATCTTTGGTGCGGCAGGCAAAGAGGTTACGGAAGAGACGGCCAAAGCTATCGCCAGCCAAACCCTCAAGCAGAAAGCTCTAGACTACACGCTCGCTACCGGCAAGACGATGGGCATCGAGGGATTGACCGAAGCGGGGCAGCAAGTTCTTGAGCGTATGCAGGCGGGCTTGGCTATTGATGATCCGCAAGCGCGGGATGAGTACTTTGAAAGCTTCATCGGCGGCGCTGCCTTGGCTGGCGTAATCAGCCCAGCCGGACGATATGTTGAGCGTGGGAGAATTGAACGTGAGGGCAAGCGCCTTGAAGGTGAACGGCGTAAGGAAGAAGCTAAACAAGATGCACTCGTACAGGCTGAGAAAGATCGTCAAGCCCTAGCCTTTGAACAGCAAAATCTGTTCGCTGGTATGGGTGCGCCTGAAGAAAATGTGCTTGTGCAAGGCCCGCCCGTTAGTCGGGAAGCTGCGTTCAACGAGACTGAGCAAGCAGTTCTTGCACAAATTCGTGCGCAACAAGGCGATGCTGCCGCTAACGCGTGGCTGCAACAACGAGCGACCGCCGCTACCACACCAGAGCCTGAGCAAGATATCCTGAATCGGCAGCTTGAGCAGCTTCAAGGAGCGCTTGCTGTAGCCAGCGAGCAAGGTGATCAGAACCGCGCTAATCAGATCACTGACCGTATTGCCGATGTGCAAGACCGCTTACGCTCGTTGGATGAAGGCGCAACGGCTTTTGATCAGCAGCGAGCTAGGACGAATCTTTCGGATCTTTTGAACAATTTGAGAACCCAAATTGCGGGAACACAAGATCCTGCGGAAAAGCTTCGCCTTGCAAAGATTGCGCAAGCAACTGCTGCGCAAATTAAAACTCTTCCTGCTGATGCAGTAGAGACCGCTGCTAAGCTGACTAAGTCGTTAAAAACAAAACAAAAGGCACTAGACAAGGCTAGTGAAGATGGTGACTACGACGCTGTTGCTAAGCTCGCTCCACAAGTTCAAAACCTTCAAGAGCAACTAGCTAAAGTACAGGTCACCGAAGAACCGACGACACCGCAACAAGCATTCCCGCAAGAGCAGTGGGATCTGTTTGGCGGTAAGGTTGAAGACCTGACTGCGTGGAACGAGCGCACGATGCTGCCGGAACTTGAGCGGCAGCGCGAGGAACTTGCGCAGCAACGCGCAGCGGAAGCGGAGCAGGCTAAAGTCGATGAGGAGCGTTATGGCCTGACCCAGATTGCTAAGGCGCAAGAGCTTCCTAGTCCAGCGGCTAAAGCAGCGCAAGCAAAGCGTAAGGAACTCGCGCAGACTGCGCTGGTCAAGCAGCTTACCAAGCTGGCGGGTGCCCGTGAAGAAAAAGAAGCTGCCGACGCTGCTGAAGCAGCAGATGCACAACGCCGCGCTGCCGAGCATGTACGTCAGTACGAGAATCTGCGGTGGCTTGACGACCCGCTACTCAACGCGCTGGGCTTGCCGACAAAGGACAAAATTCCGACTGCTCCGGCTACGCGTGAAGATGATTTGTTTGGTGGCGAGCCAGATAAAAGAGAACCGCTTACTACGCAGCGCGTCGAGCGCCCGATCACCACACCGCAACGGGCAGACGAGACCGACGCCGAATACGCGCAGCGAAAAGCGCAGTCTGATCAACGTGCTATTTGGGAGCAGTTGCAGGACGAGCAGACAGTAAGCGTGTTGCCTAAAGAAGTCACTTCTGATCTTGAAGCAAACATTGCCCGTGCAAAAGGCGTTGGCCTTACGGACGAAGAGCGCGATATTGTAGATCGCATCGAAGGTGTGGCAACAACGCTGAGCAACATGGCCGTTGAGAAGCCGACCGATGTTATGCGGAACAAGGAGCTAGTACCACTTCTTCGTGCTGCGGCTGTTGCACAAGGTAAAGTTGCACAAGCACAGAACTATGTTCGTGCTGTAGAAGCGGCGGCTAAAGCCCCGTTGACTAAAGCACAGCGTAAGAAAGCAGATGCGAGTCCAGAGGGTCGCGTCGAAGTCATTCAGAAGCGCAGAGCTAAGTTAGCTGAGAAACAGGCGGAAGCGCAGTCGCAACTCAAAGCTGCGCAAGATGCGCAAGATGCGTCTCTAGCAGCGCTCAATAAAGCGGTTGGCGAAGCGCGTCAGAGCACTGTAACGGATATCCCCGCAGACGTTAATGAGTGGCTTGGTAGTGTTGCCGAAGGGCGTGTAACGCCTGAAGATACGGCACGAGTTACTCAGCAGCTTGATCGGATGCAGCGGTTGGGTGAAGCAGGCGATATTCGGCAAGCAGAACTGCCCCTTATTAGACAGGGTAAGCCTGACACGCTAGCAATGGTCTTCAAGTCGATTAAAGACTTCAACACCTTCCTTGCAAGTAACGCGCTTGATCGACTGCGCAAAGAAGAGTTTGGCTGGAAGGTGCGTCCGACACTTGCACGGATAATGCGAAAGCTTGAAGGTTTGCCGGAAAAGATTGCAACCGCAACGAGCCAGCTAAAAAGAATTAGCAGAACCCGCGAAGCTTTTGAAGATCTTAAGTCAGCGCTTAGGAAAGTCGAAAGGGTTGCTACAGCAGAGCGTTTTGATCGCGAATCTGTGGATAGCACCTTAGCAGAACTAAAGCGGCTGTTTGAAGATGGCAAAATGCCCTCCGATCTGTACAACACGGCAAGACAGATTGTTGAAGGGCGACGAGATATTGCGCCAATTGAAAATAAAGTAGATGCTGCGCAGGCACGGGTAGATAAGACCACCGCAGATATTCGTGCAAACATTGACGGATTAGATGCAAAAATTGCGTTTGAACCGGAGCGTAAAACGAAAGTTAAAAACGCTAAGGATGCTTTAAAGAAAGCACTAGCGCAGTACGACACTGCTAAAGCACGACTGGCTAAAGCAGAGAAAGCTGAAGAAGCGGATTCAGAAGAACTTATCAATCTTGCGACAGACTACGATAACGGCGCATTACGGCAAAACGTAACTCGCGCATACGAAGCGTATACAAAAACACTTGATGCTGCAGTCAAAGCAGAGTTTGCGCAACGTGCTACAGCGAATATTCCAAAACTGTCTTTGGCAGATTTTGAGGCTGCGCTCGTTGAAGATGCGCGACTGTTCGATGAACTGCGCAGCGCCAGAGGTCAGTTGTCTCAAGCAAAAGGAATGCTTAATAGGGGCGTTGCTCCTATAGAAGCGCTCTTTGCCGAGGCCGGTATTACCGAGCGGCTTGCAGAAACAGACACGCAATTGGAGCGTGTTAAGCAGCGGGAGAAGAAAGCTGCCGCCGAACAAACCCGGTTGATCAAACAACGCAGAGAGTTGGAAGCGCAGAAACCGTCGGAGCCTGTGCGGGTTGATGAAGAAAAGGAAGCTAGGGCGGAGAAAGAACGCGCAGCCAATGAACAGCGCAAGGCAGAACAAGCGTCGGCTGAACGGCTTGGCAAGTTGCCAGCTACAAAAGTAGAAGCTAAGCAAGCGACGGACCTTGAAGGCTGGTCTGAGATTGGTGATCTTGACCGCCAGATCGACGTAGCGAACACGCAAAGGAATGAGCATATTGCGTTCATGCGCGAACAGTCTTCCAAGATCGGTAAAGCCAAAACGATCCTTGAACAACAAGCCAAACTTCCAGAAAAAAAGCGGAATCAGAAACTCGTTGAGCAGCAAACAAAAATTCTTCGTGACGCGGAAGACGCACGTAATCGCACCGGCAACAAACTCAAAGAGACGAATATCGGTCTGAAACAGCTTAAAGAACTTCGCGCACAGAAAGTGCAGCGTCAGCAGGAACAAGCGGCAGCAAAAGAAAAAACAATCGAGCTTCGTAAGCAACGCCTTGACAACGCGGAAAGTACGCTACGTCAGTGGCACGAAAAGAACACCAGTGAAGATCCGACGATCTTGCTCAATGAAAAAGAGAAGACGCGTCTTGCGGCTGTTCGTAAACGTGATGGAGATGAGGCTGCGAATAAGCTGCTGGACTCCCTGCTGGCACCGCGTAAAGAGAAGCTTAAGGCGCAAGCTAAGAGTATATGGCAAGCATATAACCGCGCAGTTCGTCTGTACAACAAAGTAGCTCCAAGACCCATTAAGGCAGATCCTGAACTTATCCAGCTTAGTGGTAAGTGGGGCGTCATTGAAAAGCTTGCGCAAATGCAGGCGCAACAGAAAACGGCAGCGCCCCTTGTGAAGCACGTCCGTACGCAGCGTGTTTCACAGGCTAAACAAGTACCGGGCAAGCGCGCAATTTCTAAGAAAGAAATGGCTGCAATTAATAAGAAAGCAGCCGCGTTTGCTAAAGAAGCCGCTGAAATTGAGGAAGCACAACGACAAGCACAGCTTGGTCCGGCGGGTCGTTTGCGAGCGGCTTTTCAAGGGGACACTAGCGAAAGCTCTTTAGACGACATTATTGATGAAGACTTCTTCCGAGAGACGGACGCAGCATACGCGGCTCGTGAAACTGCGCTGTTATCGGATACGGCGGTCGATGCACTGGAAACAGGTAATCTTGATGGTGCATTAGCTGATCTGGAGAAGAACGGATCAACGCCTTTTGTGCGTGAACTGGCATCCCGGCTTCGGGAACTGACGCAGGATACTAAAGTAACGGTCGAAGAAAATGTCACTACTCCTGACGGGAAAGCTTCCGAGGGGCTTTATTCCCCCAAGACCAACAGCATCGTACTGGACCGAGGAACACTCAGCGAGGGCGCTCTTACCCACGAAGCGACTCACGCCGCGACTATTGCAACCTTGGACGCAGATCCCGACACACTCACTGCAGAACAGCGCAAAGCGCGAAGTGAAGTAGAGGCGCTATATAAGAAGGCGCAGGCAGACGAAACCTTTGCAGACGAGTATGGCATTAAGAATGTCAAGGAATTCGTCTCGGAAGTCATGGCGAATAGCAACGTCCGAGATAAGCTGGACGCTATGCCAGAAGGATTCTTGCGTAAGCTATATAACGCTTTCTTGCGCATGCTCCGCATGTCGCCGAAGAGCGTCTCCGAGAAAGCGGTTGATGACATCTACAAGCTGTTCTCCCCGGCGCAAGCCATCGAGACGAACAACGAGGTTTATGCTCTTGAGATGGCTGGCGTATTCCCCGGACGTAAACCGCAATTCAACGCAGGTGTTTCTGATCAAGTAGCGGACATCGCGAATAAGATCGTAGGCGGAACACCGTCACTAGGTGACAAAGTTGCTGCCAGCGTCTTTGGGCTTCGGGCGCGGGTTAGGGCAGTAGACAATTTTGCTCCGATAGAAATGCTGGTTAAGCGCGGCGTATCAGAAGGAAAGATCAAAGACGTACAGGCTCTTCAGACGCTGCTGGCGATCCGGGTATGGGGTCATAACAGTCAGTACAGTCAACTGGCGGCTACGACCGGAGTTCCGCAATTTATTACGGACAAAGATAGCGGCGTCAAAGTACTGGAGAGCGTCCCCGGCGCTAACCTGAAGCAGATGGCGCAGGCGCTAGAGGGGGCCAATGTAGGAAACTCTGCGGCTACCGAGAACCTTTTTACTGCATGGCTGGCTGTTCTCCGCGCAGAACGTGAAGGAATTGGTTACAACAAGCTGAACACTAAAGATCCGCTTACGGCAGCAGATGCAGCCAATATCAAAACGATGGTGGAGAATAATCCGCAAACGAAAGAAGCTTTTGGAAAAGCGCGGGAAATTTACCGCGAATACAACAGGAACCTACTGAACCTCGTAGTTAACTCGGGGGCGATGTCTAGGCAAAAAGCCGACGAGTTGCTTAACGGTGATTTCGTTCCGTACTATCGGGAGAAAGACGGCTTTGTGGAGATTGTCGCACCGGGTAATCAGATAGTGCGGATTGGCAATCTTGTGGAGCAGCCGTACCTGAAGGAGCTTCTTGGGGGTGAGCAGAAGATTCTGCCGGTATTCAATGGCGCTATACAGAACACCTCGATGCTGATCAACATGGCGACTAAGAACGCGCAGACGCGTGATATCGCCAATATGTTGCAGTCGTTGGGTATGGGCGAGATTATCCCCGGTGAGGGGCCGAGCAATATGTTTGCAGTCCGTTTCAAAGAAAACGGGAAAGACTATTGGCTTAAGCTGGATGAAGAGTCTTTCCCAAGCGATATCCCTGCAGATGTTGTCGTCATGGGGCTTCAGGGTATTAAGACAGCCGTCCCGGCGCTTGTTAAATTGATGCGCTATCCAGCACAGTTCTTGCGCCGAAACATTACGCGGCTTCCTGTGTATCCGGTACGGCAGGTTATCCGTGACTCAACACATGCATGGATGACCACCGGCACCGATGCGCTGCCAATCCTTAAAGCGACTCAAGAGTTTGGCAAGATGGTGTTCAAGCGTCCTGAAGAGGAGAGCACCAGTGAACTTCTTAAGAAGGCTGGCGTAGTCAGTAGTAATGTCTACGGGGATGAAAATGAAATTGCCGACATGCTGCGCCGCATGGTCAAGGGCGGCAGCAACTGGCAGAACGGTCTTCTTTGGCTGGACGAGCTTGCGCTCAAGGGCGATGCCGCTACGCGTGTAGTTTTGTACGACGACTTCCGCAAGAAGGGTATGTCGCATGCCGAGGCGCTGCTGTATACCGCTGAGTCAATGAACTTCTCACGCCGGGGCACTTCTGCCAGTCTGCACTGGCTGTCGTCCATGATCCCGTTCTTCCACGCGCAGCTTGTTGGTCTGGATGCTGTTTATCGTTCGTTCAAGGGGGATGTGCCTTTTGAAGAAAAGATGGCTGCGCGAGACATGCTCATTAAGCGCGGCGCGTTGATGGCTGCTGGCACAATCGCTTATGCCATGATGATGGAGGACGATGAGACATATAAGAACGCTACTCCAGAAGAACGTGCGGCAAGTTGGTTCGTCCCGTTACCGGGACAAACGTCCGCACTAAGAATCCCGATTCCGTTTGAAATGGGGCTTATCTTCAAAGTATTGCCGGAGCTTTTATATAACACCGCACTTAGCGATACTAGGGCAAGTGAGGCGGCAAAGACATTGGGTAAGCAGCTTCTGCAGTCTGTCCCAAGCGGCGGCATCCCAATCCCAACTGCGGTACGCGGACCTTTGGAGTTGCTGGCAAACTACAATTTCTACAGCGGACAGTCCGTGATCTCTCCGCGAGAAGAACGCTTGGTTGCTTCGCAGCAATACCGCCCCAACACATCAGAGATTGCGAAATTGGCAGGATCGTTGGGCATCTCTCCAATAGGTCTGGAGCATTTGGTCCGGTCTTATGTAGGGAATATCGGAATTCTTACGCTGGCAGCAACGGATGTCATGATGCGCCCCTTCTCTGGTGATCAAGTCTCCAAGCCCGAGAAAGCACTCAACGAGATACCTGTTATCGGTTCAATGTTCCAGCCGGAAACCGGACGCGGTGTCATCAATGCAGCCTTCCAAGATATCAACCAATGGGCTAAGGCGGCATACAGCTACAAGCAACTGGCATCCGATCCGAAAGCGGCAAAAGAGTTTGCTGATCAGTACGCCAACCAGATTGCTCTAAACTCGGTGGGCGGCGGCTTTCGGCAGCAAATGGGGGAACTGGCAGCAGCAAAACGACAGATTGCCGCAAACCCGAAGCTTTCTTCCGAGCAAAAGAAAGCCAAGATTGATGCGATCAAGCAGTTGGAGCTTCGGCTTGCTCGGCAGATCCGCGAGTATGCTAAGAAAGCCGCTTAAACAAAACACCATACAAACCTCCTCGGATGCCCGAGGTGACTCTTAAGTTGATGCGGTAGGGGATTGCTGAGCGCAATCCCCATTCGCGCATCTTCTCCGTGTTCAAGCAGGGGACGAATACAACCTGTCCCCGCTCAATCCGATCCCACGGAAATTTTACCCATGTTTTCATCATCGAACCGCTCTTTAGGTATCGCGATATGCAGCGCTTGAACGCGCATTGCAGGCCCATCAGTTCTCGCCAGCATGTTCTTGCGAACAACATTAACGAAAATTCCTTCTGAGTGCAGCTTCCCTAGCTGTCGCTTAAATTCTGAATAGCCAAAGCTCATAGATGCACAATGACTTTTAAGTAGATGCTCTTCGATAAAGAAATCAATATAGCCTTCGCGTGTAATCTCGTGTTCGATACGGCCCATCACAGTATTGCGTGTGCTTGTCTTACCTTCTGAATTTTCTGCGCCAAAGTTAGCAAGAATGTTGGTGCTGTCTTTTTTGAGTACGATGAACTTGCCATAAAACTCACGGGTGTATGCGTTGAGTACGTCTTCTGCTGATCGTGCCGAACTTTTATACACTAAACGTGCTCGCTTAAGACACTCATCTAAAGCATCAATAACTGCATTGACAGGAAATTCTATGATGTTCGCGTAATTAGGTCCGGTCAAAATAGCCGCTGCTACTGTTGCCGTGCACCCCGCATGCCAGTGCCGCTCTTCATCGGTAAACGCAAGCCTTTTGCGAAGCTCTAAATGCACTTTTTGACGAACTTCTTTGATTGTGCGCTGGTTCTTTACGATCCAGCGGGACCATGCTTCCCCAGCCACCCCATAGTTCGTCCTCAATAGCTTAAGTTGTTCGCGTTCTTCGTCAGAAAACACAAGACTTTCTTCCGATCCCCACTCAAGCATCCGCATCATCTCACCCCGTGCCGAGTGTTTGTTGGAGCCGGTAAGCATATCGGTCAGGTGCGTGTTGGAAGTCAGCGTAGCAGTAAGAGACCATGTACTGTTGTTTAGGCGTTCTTTGTTAGCCCCGGACTCCATACGCTCTTTACCTTGCCCTTCAGACAAGTTGAAGATAAGTTCAGGAATCCAGTTCTCGTCTGTACGGCTTTTGACGGTGACCTCATCAATTAGCAGCGGCAAGCTATTGAGCAACCCCGCACGGTTTTGGAGCGCTACCGCAGAAGTGTCCTTACTTGTACGGTATGCCAGCGGATGCCCCCAGACGCCTGCTTTAAGACTTAGCGTGAGTGACTTGCCCGTACCGGAGTTTGTTGAGCCGATGTGCCATACAAAGCCTTCGCACTCACCGAACCGCATCAGTGCCGAGCCGAATGAGTCGATACAGAACGCAAGCTGCATATACATCTTGCGCTTTATCAACAGTTCCCAAGGCTTACGCCAGTCTTGCAGGATGCCTTTACTGTTGGTATTCCGATTGAGGTTTTCCAGCCCCGGCATAGGCACGGCTATTTCCGTACCGTCCTTAAAGAAAATTCGGTTGTTGTAGACGAAAGAACCATCTTTCTGCCAGCCAAACTGGATTGGCACATCTACCGCAGGCTTTGTTAGCGACGCTTCGTTAACACATGCCCGAACATACTGGAATAAGTAGGGGTCCATCGACGCTCCATGTGCTGCGTAGATGTTATGCGACGCTAAGCATTTGAGCAGTTCTTCTTTAGCTACTACCGACTTGCTCGGCAGCAACACTGGGGTATGTTCGATAATAGGTTTCTCACCAGCAACGCCGATCTTCTTTATCGCCATTAAGTGCGCGAAATGTTCTTTCTCCTGCATACGCAGCATATCGACTACAAACAAATCGTAAGATAAGACGGGTACTTGCGTTTTGATCTCCACGCCCGTCGCATCCTTCTCCTTCATCGTCACATACACGCCACCATTCTCACCATAGTCAAAGCCTTTTGGCGGAGTCGGACGCATAGTTGTACGCGTCCTGATGTTTAGCGGGATGCCCTCCTCGTCTTGCTTTACGGTGCGCCCGTCATTGATGCCGTCGTCTAGATCGGATACATCTTCTTCCTCGTTGTCTTTTGAATCCGCCTGAATAGGGACGTTGTATACCTTGGCGCGATTGTCGATCTTGACTTCCCGCCCTAGCGCCAGCGCATTGGTGATCTGCCCCCAGTATGGGCATTTAGGACAGACGCCGGGATTCTCGCTGTCCATCTTGACGCAGGGGTATGGGCCTTTGATCTCTTCAAGCTTCTTATGCATCCGATCTAACGGATACGGATGTAGCTCAGACAGTTTCTCGCTGTACTGCAGACCATCTTCACAGACCTTGCTCCATGAAAGCAGTCCCCGCCACAGCGGCTCCATGCCATCTTGCTGCGCGTTATGCATGTAGTAGTCAAGCTGCGCACAGCCCACGCCTTGCTGCGTCTTGAGCCAAATGGTTTCAAAGCGCGTCACGCCGTTGTTCATCAGCGCTTCAGCCGTAGCTGATTTTTTTGTTTGCGCTTTTGTAGGGCGATTGCCAGAAAGAGTGACACTGGTTGGCAAGAAGTTGTTGCTTGCCGGGGCGAACGCGTCTGTCAGCAACCCGCGAATCGTTGCTGCGAAGTGCTTGATGTCTACTCGTGCTGAGCCTTCAAGCAGTATCCGGACAGGGCGCGGCTCGTTGTATTTCTTTTTGTTGTTGAAAGTCCCCGGTAACCGCAGTACTCGTGCAGCATCAGCAGTGACAGTCATGTCAATGCTCAACCCTTCTTGCTTACACAGGCGCTTGAGATTCTCCGCTACAGGCTTCCATGTAACGATATCCACAGTCTCGGTGAGCGGCCAGTAGCAATGCAGCCCACCCCCAGAATCAACGAGATACGGTTGCCCAAACGCGTCTAGCCCGGTTTTCTCCAAGAACTCTGCCAAGGCCAGTGCTGCTGATTTTTTCGTCGCATAACCATCCATATCAAGGAACAGCGACTTAATGTATCTAGCGTTCTTTGCAGTGCGGCGTTCCTTTGTCAGTTGCAAAACTTCTGGATCGAATGTTGATAGTGCGAAGTAAACATCGCGGTGTTTCTGAATCCAGTTTTTAACGCTGGGTTTAATCTCCTTAAGGTCATAAACAAAAACATGTTCTTTTATTCTTGAGCTTAGTTCTGCAATACAATAAACCCCGTGTTCCGGAGACGGCAGAACTTCCGCTAAAAAATCCAGCGGTTTCATAACAGTCCTTGGTTAATTACTTGCCGTCGTCAACAGAAACTTCTAAGCGCTTTACTAACTCCACGAACCAAGGTTTTATATCCTCAGACATCTGAGGACTCTCACAGACTAGCAGCCACGCGTACTTAGCTAATTCCGCGTTAGTCAGACTTGCAGGCCAAACTGCTGACGTATTGCTTCCCATGCTTCTTCTCCTGTCTTCGCGCCTTGCATGCAGGCGATTGTGAGTTCAACGGCGGGGCGATAAGCTCGGGCGACTTCTCCACCTTTGAACCAGTTGTAGACTGATTGCCGTGTAGCCCCTGTCGCTAACGCGATCTTCGCTACAGGGATATCCAGAAAAATTGCCCAGCGACCTAATCGAATCCCCAACGACATGGGCTGCGACTTGATCTGTTCAATTACGTTACGCGTGTATGCCATAGATGAAACTGGGGCCGAAGCCCCAGCCCTTACTTAATGTTACTCGTCATCCCACTGATCAACCGTTTCGGCAAGACTTGCCTTGGCGTTGACAGCAGGCTTCTTGGCTTCCTTGCGTACCTCCGGCTCATCGACCTCTTCTGCGACAGCAGCTTTGGTTTTCTTAGCCTTCGCTACAACCTCGGTCACCTCTTCGTCGATCTCAGCGGCAGCAGTCTTTGCTTTCGGTCGGCTTCCTGCTAAGGCTAACGGAGCCGCTTCCGGCACGTTATCCATCTTAGCGACCGTCAGTGTGACTGCGCGTAGTGCTTCAGGCGTTTGCGCCTGCTGCTGCGCCGCCTCGTACTGATCATCACTCAGCCAGCGCACTGCCTGAAAGAAAAGCTTAGGCGCTTCAGACTTCATATCGAACCTAAGCTTCGTGACGACCTCTTCCGGATTAATCTTGTTAGCAGTCAGCCACCGAGCATACGCTTGCAGCGGCATCCGCTCCTGATCAATCGGTTCACTCGCCTTGTGGAAAATCGACGTAGGCGGCAGCGCCAGTTGCAGTACATCGCCGTCCGGGTTGTTCGCCAGCACAACAGCGACTCGCTGCTGGTAACGACACGCACGACTGTTGCCCTGCCCAGATCCGGCGATGTTCTGCGTACACTCGCTACAACGGGAAGCCTGCGGCGTATCTACGTCTGCGTTAGGCGTCTCGCCGTCTTGCGACCAGCAAGTGGGCGCGGTGATGTTCTCACCGTCGTAAGACTTCGCATAAAAGATTCGGGAAACTTTAGGCGCAGCCTTAACGAGAATAACCTCAAGGTGCCTGTCCTCAATGCTGGCGATTTCTTTGCCGCCATGCATCAGGCGGAACACCCCGCCTTTGATCGAGATACGCTTGGCACCGCCAGCGGATGATGCACCGCCCAGCGCTTTTGCCATATCAGAGAGTTCGCCACGTTTTGCGAATGCGGGAGCTTGCGTCGGATTGAACGTCGTAATGTTGCTCATGAAAGCCTCACTTAATTGGATGGTCTACGAACAGAGATTGCATATTCAGGACTGGAGTACAGTCCCGGCGGCACAACGGCAGGATTCTCTTTCAAGAATGCCGTCATGTTTAGCTGGGCAATACGTTTCTCAAGCAGATCCACCGCGTCATGCTCGATGATGAACTGCTTGAACGCATCCCAGTCCTGCGCAGTGTAACGGGTCTTGACGGACAGGATCACTGTCCCTTCTCCCGTGTTCACCGACTTAACCCCGAGTGCCAGCATCTGGTCTTTCAGTGCAATCTTCACAGCGTTCTGCTGTGCCTTAAGCACCTCGACCTGCGTCTCGTACTCAGCGGTAAGTTCTTGAATGCGGGTCTGTATCTTACGATACACCCGCGCCAGCTTGTCCATCGGGACGCTGACAGAAATATCCTCTTGATCTGCCATGATGCTTCTCCTTATGTTTTTGTACAACTTTTTACAAGAATACAGGAAAGTACAGCACGGATGCAAGCAGTCTTTATGCGCCTTTGATTTCCGTGTTGAACATGCCGACCAACAACGAATGGTCATCGACCTTCGACTGAAGCGCTTTGAACATCCGCTCTTCAATCGGAGAGCTTTGGATGTGTACGACAGTCACTTTGTCCGCCTGCTGTCCTTTACGATCCGCTCTAGCGATACATTGCAGGTACATCTCCACGCTCATCAGCGGTCCGTAGAACACGACGGTGTCTGCTGCAGTTAGCGTGATACCGTGCGCGGTTGCCTGCGGCTGCATAACCAGCACCCGGAAGTCATCCTTGGTCTGGAAGTCATGGATGATGGCAGCACGTTTTGTTGCAGACACGCCCCCGTGAATCTGGGCGAAGCTGATATTCCGCTTGTCCAAGTAGCTGCAGATGTTGTCGATACTGGAACGGAACATTGCGAACACGATGATCTTGCGGCTGGTCTCGCTGATGACTTCCTCCAGCACTCGTAAGCGCGGCGTACAATCGAACTCCACGACCTCCTTGTCATCTGTGTATACGCCACCGCAGCTTAGCTGCAGCAACTTACTGAGTGCCACGCCTGCGTTCACTGCGGTGATCGTCTCGCCAGCCGCCTGAATGATCATCTGCTCTTTCAGAATCTTGTAGTACTTAAGCTGCTGCGGAGATAGCGGCACTGCACGGGTCTCTATCAGTACCGGAGGAAGGTCAAGGCATTGCTCTTTCGTGTACCGTATTGCCGGTTGTAGCGCGTTATGCACCGTATCTTTTGCGTCTGCCTTGGGCACCCACTTAAATGTGGTGACCTTGTTCATCACGCGATCCCGCCACGCAGACAGAAACTTAGGCACTCCGTTTGGGTTGACTAGCTTGGCAAGCCCGTAAGCGTTAATCGGCGACTGTGCAGCAGGTGTACCCGTCATCATCCACAGATAAGTGTGCGGCGTGATGATCGAGGCCAGCGCTTTCCAACGTGCCGTGGTTGGATTAGCGTAGGCATTTGCTTCGTCTACGATGACCAAATCAAAACGCCCATCGTTCTGTACTTCTTTGGCAATCAGATTCAAGCCTTCGTAATTCGTGATCACGAATTCATAGTTGCTTTGCACCATCTCTATACGGCGGATTGCTTGCGAATGGTGCGCTACGATAGCCGTACGATGCAGAACGCTGTTGCTGATGTCTTGCATCCACGCACTGTGCATGATCGACAGAGGGCACAGGATCAGTACCCGACGAACTTCTTTGCGCTTCATCAGATAGTCTGCTGCCCACAATGCAGCCAGCGTCTTGCCGGTACCGGGATCGTTGAAACAAAACGCACGACGGTGCAGCGTCAGGAACGCTGCCGTGTCGATCTGATGCGCCATAGGCTTGAACCGTCCGGGCCAATCGTAACGACGCGTGATTGGTGACGGCGCATCTTTAACGCCTAGATTCTTTAACACCCGCATCTCATCCAGACCAAAGTGCACCGCTACGGTATAGCCACCGTTGGGGTGTTGCTCGATCACACGAGACTTGGGAATAACTGCGTACTTCTCAGGACGGCGTGTCTTTATAAGAACCGCCCTATCTTCGACAATCTCCACAGCGCTTCTCCTACTTTTTATTTTCCGTTATCTGCTTGGTTCGCTTTCTTAGATCGCAGTCGCATATTGTTCGTGGTTGATTTGCCTCCTGACCTTAGTGGCTGAATGTGGTCGATGTCTTTGCCGTTACGGTCGATACCAGCCTTGTCATACTTGCGACGAGCGCGTTGCCGTTCCAGTTGATCCTCTGTTTCGCCGGATGCTTTTTGTAGCTTGTATGCGTGTTTGTAGTCACGCTTACCGTTCTTCTGTGTCATTTCTAACTCCTTAATGCTTTGGATTAAACTCGCAGCCGGTCACTTGGCACCAGCCGCAGAGCGGGGTTTGTGTCGGGTTCCATACGTTGTGTGCATAGCTGGCTTCTAGTTTGCCGATGCGCTCCCGGTACTTGTCCCAGAACGCAGGGGCTTGTTCGCGCAGCATCTGCATCTTGACCATGTCGTTCTTAACGATG